TGTGAGTGTTAGGCGATTGGATAATAACTCAGTTATTAGCAACTCCAGTAGTGGATCAACTAGCATTGGCGGATTGTCTGCCAACACCACTTATTCATACTCAATACAAGTCTCGAACGCTCAGGGCGGTGAGACAGTAACGACCTCAGCACGGACTCTTAGTAATACCCCAACATTAAATATTTCCGCAACAGCTATTGACTCAACTAGTGCTCGTGTTGTCTGGAATAGCAGTTTTGCAACATCAGTCTCGGTCTCGGGTACTGGCTTAAATTCATCCAGTCAGAGTGGAAACGAAATAATAACAGGCTTAACCCCCGGAGGGATCTACAGTTGGGCAGGTACTGCAAGCAACGCTGACTTTAGCACCAATACAACCTCTAATCGAATCCAACTTCCAAATATTATTGGAGGGGTTTGGAACGGTGCCGACTGGGCACTACCGGATGTGAATGTCTGGAATGGCTCGACTTGGGCATCTACAGAGACATATGTCTGGACTGGGAGCTCTTGGAAGTTCTGGGCTTAGTCAAAATAAACTTCTAATATACTTCATAAACGCGTCATCTTGTGGTAGGCTTGGCAGCATAACCGACCCAAGGAGAACTTATGGCATTGGCCGAAAGCATAGATAGGGTTTCTAAGCTACATAGGAACAGAACAAAACAATGCGCAGCTATCCGCATAACAACGTCAAGTAGGCTTACTGAGAGTGATGTAACTGCTTACCTAGAGACGCTCCAAAACATAGATACTCTACACCCAGAGTATCTACCAGCCACTCGTCTTGTAGGAGCACTGAAAGCCGAGGGTTTTCAGATGAGCAACTCCAGCATAGAGCGTCATAGACGTCAAGAGTGTGCTTGCTTTAGTAGTGGGGTCTGACCGTGGGATTGTCTAGCAAGTTAGACGAACTGCGTGAGCCAGGGCAAACGGGGTCGGATATTAAGAAGCTAGGCATACCTGAAGATTGGCGTCCTCGAATGGACGTTGACAGCGAAAAAGGTGGCTTCCTTATAGGCAAGCCCAGGCCGGCCGGAAACGAAGCCGATGCTGCCGGGGTCTTAGAAGAATTTGGATTAAACCCGAACAATTGGATAGTCACCTCGTTGCGCCAAGGCAAGTGGCAGAAATTTGATGGAGAGTACCTCGAGTCAATCCGAGTGAACGTGATCCCGACTAACGCGGCTCTCTCCGGGGAATTTGACTCTGAGCAACTCATTAAAGACATAAAAAAGTGGCGACCATCCAAGGGCGTCAAAAAATCTACTGGTGGTGGTGCATTTCTTGTAGTGCCCAGCGACCAGCAACTTGGTAAAAAAGCAAATGGACAAGGAAGTGCCCAATCTGTCGATAGAATTCTACACCTCACTGATAGATCAATCCAAAAATTTAACTCACTAAAAAAAGGTGGTGTAGCTCCTGGTACTATTGTTCTAGCTCTTCCCGGAGACCACGTTGAAGGTAACACCTCCCAAAACGGACGACTTCAAGGTCTTGCTGCTTCAGATCTCGGACTCACAGAGCAAGTTAGAGTTGCCCGTAGATTGCTATTAGCTCAAATAAAGGCTCTAGCCCCTTTGGTTGATCGATTAGTGGTGCCTGTAGTTAACGGTAACCACGATGAGGTGACTCGTCAAGTTGCTGCCGATCCAGCTGATGGGTGGAACGTAGAGATTGCGTCTGCAGTGCAGGATATTTGTGCGGAGAATCCAGAACTTTCTCACGTTGAGTTCAGATACCCTAGTTCGGGCCACCAAACTTTAACGGTAGATGTTGATGGTTGTATGCTGGGTATATTCCATGGCCACCAAGCTTCACAGAACAATGTCATGAAGTTTCTATCAGGGCACGCAGCGGGGCAGACGCCTCTAGGTAATGCTGATGTCTGGGTGTCAGGTCACTATCATAATTTTAGGACTATGGACATAGGAAACCGATTGTGGGTACAGGCCCCTACGACAGATCCGGGAAGCGAATGGTACAGAGACCGTAGCGGCATGGAATCCAATCCAGGAATGCTAACAATGGTCATTGGCGGAAGCTTTGATCCCCGAGAAAACATCAGCGTATTAGGAGTGCAAAAATGAAAGTAGGAGTCTACACAATCTCTTTAAATGAAGAGCAATTCGTAGAACGTTGGTATGAATCAGCAAAAGAAGCTGATTTTATTATGATTGGGGACACTGGGTCTAGCGATCTAACTGTTCAAAAAGCTGGTGAGCTTGGCATACACGTAATCGATGTGTCGGTAAAGCCATGGAGATTTGACATGGCCAGAAACGCGACCCTAGCAGCAATGCCTCAGGATCTAGACTATTGCATCGCCTTAGATATGGACGAAGTGTTGCTCCCTGGTTGGCGCGAAGAGTTAGAACAAGCCCTCGAAAAGGGCACCACCAGGCCTCGCTATGAGTACACTTGGAGTTGGAAGAACTCAGCTGAGACCTCCCCAGGGCTTGTTTACGGAGGGGATAAGATTCACTCACGTTTTGGCTATCGCTGGAAGCATCCAGTACACGAAGTTTTGACTAGATATGGTGATGAAGCAGAGACACAGAGCTGGACAGGGCTAAAAATACATCACCATCCAGATAATACAAAGCCCAGGTCGCAGTACTTGCCATTGTTGGCGCAAGCTGTGAAGGAAGATTTGTACGATGACAGAAATGCTTTTTATTACGCCAGAGAGCTTTATTTTTACGGCCGATATGAAGAGGCTGCTGTCGAATTCAAGCGACACCTAAATCTACCAACTGCTACATGGGCCCCGGAACGTGCTGCATCTATGCGATATCTATCCAAAGTAGAGCCGGATAACAGAGTTGACTGGCTAATACAGGCTGTCGCTCAGGCCCCTGGTAGACGAGAGCCACTAGTTGAGTTGGCTCAATACTACTACGAACAAGGTTCTTGGGATAGCTGCAGGACTTACGCAACAAATGCATGCGCTATACCCGAAAGACCATTAGAGTATCTTTGCGAGGATTTTGCATGGGGTGACCTACCCTGGGACTTAGCCGCGGTTTCGAGTTACAACCTTGGGTTGTATTCGGAGGCAGTGAGCTACAATACTACTGCTCTATCTTTAAGTAACGATAGTAGACTTGCTGTAAATCAGCTTCACTATGATCATGCTCTAGAGCAGCAGAGACTAGCCTCGAGTATTGAGTAGTTACTAGATACCTTATTTAGACAGTTGGCCCGTGTTTTTCTTGACAAGCTTTTGCCAAGGATGGTACGGGCCAATTTTTTTGACATTTGCTACAGATGTAGTCTTTTTTACTCAATATAGTGTTACCTATCAGTAGTTGATCACTTAGTTCAATTATGTCACTACTGATAAGGTTCTTTTATTTAATAACTTTCAAAGTTAGATTAGATTGCTCCATGAAACTTCAGAAGAAGTGCTCACAATTGAGAGATTCTTGGACATATCTTTAATTTCGGCTTTTGATCCAGTACCAACAACTTTTAGTCCTCTGTCAGTTATCTTCCTGTGGAAGGCTATCTGCGTCATTGGGCGTTCGCCGCGATCTTCACTCCAGAATTTATAAGTCATAAACAAGTCTTTTACACGCAAAGAGGCTCCAAGCATATCTTTTGTCTCTTCATCTAGGAAGATCCCAATTCTGTCTTCATTCTTTCGATAGACTTCTGCAGCTTCCTTCACAACCGTACACCAGCCAAGCGGGTCCGACTCTGAAGAGTTGAGGTACCTAATGGCACCCTCTACCGCCCAGGAAAGCACGGCTGGTAGTCCTCCGTCTAGATCAGAAAGGTATGGCTTTAGGCTACTGTCAGGCTTGTCAGGAATGTTAAGGAGAGGAATGGGCCTCAACCTGCGCCACATTGCATCATCGGTAATAATCGGCTTGTGGTTCGTAGTCACCCAGAGCTTACCTTGAGATTTAAAAGTAAAAGGTCTCTCTCCAGGAGATCTGCCCTGCAACTCCTGAGAACCAGTCATCTTTTTGACTTGATTCTCTTTCATTCGACCGCCATCAGGCAACTCATCTAGCCAAATCATACGTCGACCCCTAACCTCTGCCATGTAGTACTCGTCAGTCCTACTGGACATACCGTCATTAGACGCTAGGACCTGACTATCTAAAGAAAAAGCATACTCTTTTGTGCCCAATGCGTTTACAATAGTTTCCACAAAAGTGTTCTTACCAGACCCTGGAGGGCCATATACCAAGAACATAACGTCCTGCTCTACTAGTCCCGTCAGGGTGTATCCTACGGCCTTTTGAAGCCATCTCTGATACTCTTCGTCTCCGTCTGTTACAAAGTTTAAGAACTCAGTCCAACGAATATTTTTTAGTCCGGGTGTGTAAGAGACAGGTGTGTTTTTTGTCATATATAAATCTGGACGCCCCTTGAGAAGTTCTCCAGTCTTTAGGTCAATAATTCCATTAGACGCGCCTAAAAGATGTGGCTTATCGTCCCACTGATCAACGTGAGATGTTATTCTCTCGTCAGTGTGCGAGCTGGCTATCATGTTAGAGATTCTAGTATTAGACTTACCTTGCTTGGCCCAGGAAACAAGCTCCTGCTTCTTTGAATCGTCTCCAGGGCCGTAGTTTATGACTTCACCGGCAATCATTGGGGAGACTCTTTTCGCAAGTTCTTTAATCTTTAGCTGTTCTACGTCATGCTTCCAATGGGCCCCGTCCCAATAAAACCATCCTAAACTTTCTGTATATCTTACTACTGAAGAGAACGCGTCAATCATGCGACGCCCATTGCCAGTATCAGTTAGTGTGCGATAACCTTCTCGACCACCGTCAGATTCACTTACGGCATCAACGTCGTTGGGAATATTTAGATTACCACCGCTTGAAGCCTGAGTTACAGACATACCTCTAGATGCTAAATCTTTGATTTGCTGACCAAGATTATAAGTAGGAGTTGCCCCCCCTGAGTCATCCGTGCCTCCCAGGACAATCGGAACAATTATGTCCCTGCTAGGAATCTTCTCCTCTTGGTTCTTAGCTGCCCACTCGGTTCCTTCACCTTTTACCCACTCGCTTAGACCGCCCCAGCCTAAATCAATCTTGGGATTATTGGCCACGAAATCAATTGCTCTATGAACGTGCATAAGCAGGGAGTTTTGCCCCTCGAGCTCCATTGGAGGTTTTACCATCTCTGCGTTGAATCTAATCATCAATGTTTCGATGTAAGTTCGGTTTGCGTTATCGGTACCGTATTTGTTTGCCAGCGCACAGGCTAAGCGATAGATGTCCACAGCACGAGAGCCTTCACTAATGCCCTCTTCCATAATTTTATCAACATCAACTTTTTCACCGGCAAATTCAAGCTCACCAATCCAGGACCAGTCAGCGGTTCCGTAGACTCCAGTGCCACGGGCCTTCTTCTTAGGTCGGATAACATTCAACAATTCTTCTGGAGCCTGCGCTATGTCCATCTCCCAGGGGGCATGTCCAGGTTTCCATACGTAGTTAACGCCAGAGAAATGTCTAGATGGCGTAAGTAGTATGTATCCGTTGTGCTTAACGTCAATTCCGCCAAGACCTTCGCTTTTAAAGTTTCCTATGAACTTTTCGTTAGGGTCACATTTATATATAAGGTGACGACCACGAGTAGGCCTCCCTTGACGGTCGTCCCAAACGCCAGTTATTGCCTCTACAGTAGGAGGTAGGGCCCCTTCTGCGCGATTTTCTAGTGTTATGAACGACTCATCGCCGCCAGAGCGAGGGTCTACATCAATAACCAAGAAGCCGGATTCTTTAGCAAAAACTCCAACATTGTAGTCCGGATTGATCCCCCACCAAGTAGCAAGCTGCTCTAAGTCGTCCGTCGCTTGGGTATTCCAGTTGTTAATAGCCGGGTGCTTTCCAATTTCCTTGGAATCTATATGGGTCTTACCACAGGTACATTTACCGTCCCTGCCAAGACCGTGTACTGGTAGTATTTTCCAACCGTACTTGCTGGCATAATAAGCCGCAGCAGGCCCGAGGCGTCCAGAGGACTCTTCCCATTGACTTGCCATTATATTGAAATCCTAGTTATTCTATAAAAATGCATGGATCTTTCTTTGTGCTTAGTGACTAATAGCATTCTACACGTCACTATGAGAAATGCAAGTCATTAAATAGAAATAATATAAATTTTAAAAATTTACCACGTTAAGAGCACCCAATAGAATGTTTTTTATTGAGGTAGAATTATCTAGAGGAATCCAGCAGGTTCAGTTGGGTATACGACATTCGCGCAAACTCAAGGTTTAAGTTTAGGTTTAGGTTTATATTTTATGACTGAAGATCAAATGATGCTGTTAACCGCTATAGCTGTAGCAATAACAACAATACTAGCAGCCTGGTTTGCGGTAGTTAGGTTAATTCGTCCCATGTATCTTGGTATAAGGCGCCGCATTTTAACCTGGGAGAATTTCATGGCCGACTGGTCGGGGGAGAAAGCTAGACCAGGCAGGGGTGCAACATTAGGGGTGATGGAGCGGTTGAGTGGCATCGACGGAAATCTAAAAAATAATGGCGGAAACTCTTTAAAGGATTCAGTAGATAAGATTCATCAAAAACTAGATGAAGGAAACAAGAATGTCTACAAGCTTGACAGGCGCATATACAGGATAGAAAAAAAGCTAGAAATGGACAGCCGCCCCACGGACGTTTCCACGCCAATAGAAAAGCTTATTGATCGAGATAAAAAATCCTAAGGAAGTTTTTTCTTCTTCCTGTCCTCCTGGTTGTAATACGCCTCTACGGCATTAGCGCTAGTTCGACTCTGCCAAGAAAAGCTACACTCCTTGCAGTAGACAACTTTCATAGTTGACCACCGCCCGGCATCAGGCCGGTCGACAGTTTTAGTACCAAGACTTTCAGTCTTAGCTTTACAGTAAGGACAGATTGGGAACCTCTTGTGACGCATCTCTTGACCCTCCCAATTAACTGACAGGGTTCTACGTATTTGCTCCGGACCAAGACCCCCCCAGATTCCCCAAATTTGTTTATTATTCAATGCCCACTGAGTGCAATCTTTCCTTACAGGACAAGCACCACATAGCTTTTTAGCTTGATATTGCTTAGAGGGCTTGTTGGCAAAAAAGTTAGGAGTCTGTTCTTGATTTTCAGGTCTAGCACACTCTGCATCATCATACCAATCGGGCAAGTCTTCAAACATCAATTCTCTATCTCAACTAGCGTCAGATCGAATAGACCGATTAGTTCTATCTCGTTTTTTATAGAGTTCCCGTCACTGTTTGAAATAGTTGGGTGATACTCACCATCCTCAAAACCAGCCTGAAGGTAGTTTATTACGGCACGCTCGACTAAAGAAAACCCTTGCCCCAAAGAGTAAGAAATCCCATCTCTTTGTAATAAAGAGGCGAGTGCACCTCTGACGACATCTTCGTTTAGATCAATATGGCCATTGGTATAATATATATAAGAACTCGTGCTATTAGGCTCATACTCATTGCCCTCCCAGGTGAACCAAAGAGATTCGCCGATTCTTATATCCTTCATAAGTAGAATCTTACTACTCACAAGCTTCTAAAAATTAAATACTACCGTAGATTACAAAATTAGCTATTAAATGAACTAGTTACACTCTTTTTAACCGATCCATACACTGTCACCTGATAGATTCCAGCTTTTATAGAACTCTCTATCTCAGCTATGGTCTCGGCCTTGGGGTAGGATATTTTAAACTCGAAGTCCACTCTACTTTCTACCTCTTTTTCAGAGATATCAAGAAAATTAGCAACTTGATAAGCAGCTAAAGACTTAGCTTCGTTTATAGTAGCTGCAACTAGTTTTAGTTCAAAACTTATCCTCATTTATTTAATTCTTTTCTCTAGCTTGTACGGAGAATAGTGGACACCTTTAAGCTCAGGTAGCTTTCCGTCCGTTGCGTTAAAAATAACATCTCCATATCTAACAGCCACTACAGTTCCGCGTCTCCCGTTGTGAGTGGGGCCGAGGTTTCCCTCGAAAGCGTCAGGAAAGACTCTAACTTCGTCTCCAACAAGTATATTTCCAGGTTGTAGGGCTATCCAAACCTCTTCTGTAGCCTCCTCAAGGTCAATCGCCTGATTCAATGCCAGCTTCGAGAATACCTCTATTGTTTCTCTGGACATGGGTCCACTTAAATTAAAGTTTTCCCAGACTGAGAGGAGCTGTAAGACAGCTTTTCCACTGCCAATTTTCACTTTTGCTGCCTCTAACTGCTTCTTAACCCACTCGTGATTTACTTCAGGCATTTGTACCTCTCTTGTACTCTAATTAAATATTCTACTAGTTATTAATTGGTCTAATTGTTCTACCGAAGGGATGGCTCTCACATAGTCTTCTCGTTGCGTTTGTGCAAGGGATCTCCTATCTTCTGAGCTCATGTCTTCTATTTGATAGGCAAGTTTTGACCACGAAGGGCTAAAGTTAACTGTCTCTAACCAGTCGGTTGCAATTGGTGTGAGAGTATTCATTCCTTGAACATATCTATATGTCCACCAAGTTCCAACCTTTCTTTCCTGCGGTGGAATTATTAGCCCCACAGAGTCCAGAATTGTTTCGGTTGCTTCTTGATCAGGGTATCCCCTTTTGGACCTAACGTCCACTGTCTCGTACTTAATTGTTTTAGCTAGAGACTGTGACCAGCCTAAATTAGCATCATCTATCGACCAAAACGGCTGACGTACGTCTGATTCCACAGGGTCCGTTAAATTAATAGCGTCAAGATTTAAGCTAATAATAGAGCTACCTACATCTAAACCAAAAGACTTCACAATTGACTCATCCGACTTCCAGGGAAGTCCCGGAAAAATAGTTACAGGCCAGGCATTGTTATTAAGTTTATCTATGACATCTGGTATTGAGGTAGACGTCAAAGCTTCCGCGTACTCCCACCTGTTAGCATAAAAGGCAGGGAACAGTCCACTAATTAAATTCTTGCTTGACCTATTGATGCTGTTTTTATACTGCCAAATCTGAGGAGAGTCAACAACTAATTTTAGTCTGGGATCATCCCAAAGTAAGTTCATAACATGAAGGCCTCCGTAGGCCTTGTTAGCACTGAGAGACGTCGGCGGGGATACCCCAACTACGACATAGTCATACTCAGCAAGGTCTTCCAGAGACCACTTAACACTAGGGATCGCCCAAGAAACTTCTGCAACCCTACCTACAGCTTTGGCCAAAGTGCCAAAATATCTAGTAGTTTTAGGGGGCTTACAGTGGTACGAGGACATTCCTGTAAATAGTATTTTCATTTTGTCGCCTTAAGAATGTTTAGAGGGGCCTCTTACGGGAAGCCCCTCTAAATCAATGTTCTAGAACGGAGTGTCTTCTCCGCTTACTGGGGACACCGGTGCTGCTGGTGGGGCAAAGGCCGGAGCCGGAGCCGGAGCTGGAGCTGGAGCTGGAGCAGGCGCGGCTGAAACTGCCACTGCCACTGCTTGGGGGGTTTCAGTTGCAGTAGAGCTATCACCCTTGTGGTACTGGGAAATTTCATTACTGATGTTGCCCTGATAGGTGCGAGTACCGATGGAGCCACGGAAAGTGCGGTTCATCAGTGCTGCCTCAATCTGAGCATTACTAGGATTTGACTTGAAGTACTCCCGATTTAGACCAAGGATGCCGATCTTCATGAAGAACATGTTGAGCGCCTTAGGGTTTTCAGGTGAGATTACAAGATTGTCCCATACGCGACGATTAGCGTGCGGACCACCCTGTACCTCTGTGGTTAGCTTAAACATGGTTTTACCAGTCTGAGCCATTGTTGCCTTGGCATCAATTACCTTCAGTTCGTACTCACCTTTTGGTAGGGGCTCGTAAGAATTAGTAGTTTCTCCTGCTTCGGCAATTATGCTGTCCCAATTTAGTGAACTCATTACTTATCTCCTGACTTATTTTTACTAGTGGATTCGGTCTTCTTTTCTCCGAAGACCATGTCGAGAAGACGCTCTACACCGAGATCGCCTTGCTCAACTATTTTTCCCAGGCGACCCTGAACTCGCTCGCCAGCTTCGTACTGACTTGTTCGCTCAACATACATCCTGCGGACTTTATATGGTAGCTGTAGAGGGTCCGGATTAGGGATCTCTTCAACTGTTATGGCTCCAAGTACATCATAGAAGTATGGAGCCTGAACTGCAAGCTGACCTTGGAGGTAGGGGCGATATACACCATCCTGACCTTTTCGTGCCATAGCTGTTAGTATCACGGCCTCGAGAGGTTGTGTCGGGTGCATCGTGAGGTCACGAAGGTCACGAAGTAGTGCACCCATGTGACGAAGTAGCTCGCCCCACTGTTGCATTTTCATTTGCTCTGTGCCAGCGATGTTGTCCATGCACTTAACCTGCAACTCCGAGATGGAGTCAATGATTAGGGACTTGAACTGGTGCTTACCGCTCTGAAGCCATTGAAATGCCTTCATGACAGTTTCGTATTCGCGGACTTGGACCACTACAGTGTCCCAAGTGCCGTCGGCTATTGGCGGCTCCTCCTTCATCGGATCCCAGTATTTGGCAGTAATTGGGAGGAATCGATGTCCACCCTCAACGTCCAACATGAGCCGAGGATAGGGGGACGTTACCGCAAAGGTTGATTTACCAACCTTTGATTCTCCATAGACCATTAAAGTCAGGGAGCGCTGTACGTCGTTAGACATTACTCATTTCCTTTTTTCTCGTTGTTGTAGTAACCGTAAGGGTCGGAGACCGCAAACGCATCGCTAAGTGCCGCCTCTGCGGCAGAGCCGTCATCAAAGAGCGGACAAGTAGCGAAGAATTGACACTTCCACTTGCAATCCTTAGTGGGTGTAGGATATGCATTTCTATAGTGACTACCGCCAGCATCCAGTGCTTCACGCACGTCCAGCATGTCGGTTAGTGTGCCTTCTAGTTGATCTAGAAAAGCACGGAGTGTAAACCTATTGTGTCGAACCTCAATTTGATCGTAGAAAGGGGCCTTGGCATATGCGCCACGCTTAACTTTACGTAGCATCGTAAAGATTGCTCCATCTGTACGCTCGCCCTCTACTTCCTGAGCTTCATCTAAAAGCATGTAAGTCTTGACTTGTTCGTTCATGTGTGCCATGGAACCGAAATCAGCAAAAGAGCCACCTACGGTCTTAAAGTCACGAATCATGCGAGCACCGTCAAGCTTTCGACGTACACGCATGTCAATCTTGCCCTGAAGGATGACTTTACCGTCAAGCATCGGACGCTCGAGGATCTCTTCTGTGGAAATCATTTCGAGTTCTGCGTCAATACCTTCTTGCTCAACCCACTCGAGGTACCCCTCAAGCATGATGCGACCTAATTCAGCTTCGCTTTCTAGTTTCGAGGTATCCCTATAGTCTTTTGTGAGAGTTTCCATATCAACACGCACCAAATCACTGTGCGCCTCTAAAAGGTCTTGCCCAGTTGAGTAGTGTCGATCTAGAGCCTCGTGGATACGAGACCCAAGAGCCAGAGCTCCAGTAAAATCTTGCATCTTTGGTTTTAGGCGACGGTAATAAGTCAACCACCAACGTCTGCGGCAATCCTTAAATGTTTGAATCTCTGAGTTAGATATTCTAATTGGCTCATTTGTCATTTAGTGTTCTCAATTCCTTCAAGTAGCATTCTCTTCAGTTGCTCCTTATCCTTTACAATTTCTTCAAAGTTCTCGGCCTTTACGTCAAGAGCATCTATAACTCTCTCTTCAATAGAGCCTTCTGTTACATAATCTGTTATCAAAACAGAGTCATGGATTTCTGACCCAATCCTGTGAACACGATCTAGCGCTTGTTTATAGTCAACAAGTGACCACGGTCTCTGAAGCATAACAAGTCTTCTTGCTGCTGTCAAGGTAATTCCAACACCACCAGCTTGCGCAGTGAACAGGATCCATTTTGTCTTACCAGCCTGAAAATCGTCAACAGCTTGCTGGCGCTCCTCTTGTGACTGAGCACCAGTAATTAATCCGTGCCTTATCCCTTCCTTCTGCATACGCGCACTAAGGATTTCGATAAGTTGCCTAGAAACTGCACATACAGCAACAGAATCTTCGCCAAAGTCCTTATTGCTAATATCATCCATTAATGCGTCTACCTTGCAGGATGGGTCGGAGAGCAGAACCTTCTCCTTGCCAGACTCATCGACTGTGACACTTGCATACGCGCTTGCAAACTGCAGTAATCTTATTGTCTGTACGAGCGGATCAGGCGCGACAATAACGTCGCCAGTACTAGAGTCAATAGAACCATCTTTATCAATCATTGCAATCATGTTTTCAGACATTTGCCTATAAGCCTTCAGCTGTTTAGCATTCATCTCGACATCACGGCGATCTCTAAGCACAGCCGGGAGCCAGGGAAGAACTATAGTTTTCAGCATTCTTCTCATTCGAGGGTTTATGCTTGCATAAAACTCCTCTTCTTTCTCTGGCTTAAGCCCCAAGACCATCATCCCGCCGAAAGCATTTAGCATCGTGTTTACAAAGCGATCAATCCACTTAGTCTTACTAGGCCACTCACTGGGCTTTAACCAGTGCAAGATTGGCCAGAGGTCTACTACATCTTTTGCAATTGGTGTTCCAGTTAGTGCAAAACGTATTTCCGCGTCACCACTGGCAGCCCAAAGAGCTCTAGTCTGCTTTGACTTAGGATCTTTAGAGCGGTGAATCTCGTCGGCAACTATTGCCTTAAAATTCATACCATTTAATTCACGTTTGTGTACTTCGCAACGTGCCTCAGAGATTTTCGAATCGTGCCCACCGCAGTCTTGGCATCGTGCCAACGCAATCGATCCGTAACCCAGAAGCCGTGAGTGGGAGCGCAAAGACTCCCAGTTTATAACAAAAACTTGACTGGGCTCGTCAAATAATCCTCTACGCTTGCTAGCAGGTCCTTTTATTATCGTTACAGCCATCTCAGGCCACCAACGCTCAAACTCTCGCTTCCAGTTACTCTTTAGTGTATTTGGGCACACTATTAATATTGGAAAAACTTCTTCGCCTTGCTCACTTAGTTTCTTTAGAGCTCTAATTGCTTGAGCAGTCTTACCAAGACCCGGCTCGTCGGCCAGAAGCGCTTGTCTCGCACTTGCAAGAAATGCTACTCCAGCCTTCTGATGTGGAAACAAGTCTTCGTTATCTGAATCGTCGTAAGACTCAAGTTCTCTAAGACTATTTGTTGGTGCAATCCTCTGCTCAAGCTCATTCTTAGCCCAGCCTCCTAAAAGAGGCCCTATCTCGAGGTCATGCTTAAAAGTAGACCTAAGAGCAAGACACCCACCCCAGGACACGGGGATTCTCCAAATCTTTAGCTTGACATCCCAGCTGGCACCGGGCAGGGCTTTGCAAATCTCTTTATATCGATATTCAGCAAAGATGTTGATGTGCGTTAGCTCTGTGTTCAGCTCTACACTTATAGTCATCTTATTTCCGTTCTTTCTTGTGTGTATATACTACTTATATTATCAGAAAAAAACAACTTTGTAACTTATTTTCTTGATAAACAAATTATTCTTCTAATAATCTTATTGGTTTCCATCCAGTTTTGACCAATCTTAGTAGGCCATGTCTAATTGCATCAAGTGCGTGACCTTCACCACCCCTATGCCAGTATTCTAACTTTTTAAGGTTTTTATTGTCAAACATTGCTTTTGCATCCGCAGGCGATTGAAAGTAGATGTCATCAGCAGCCCTACCAGAGTCAAGTAGGCATTGTCTGAGTATGCCTATTTGCTCTAGGGAGTAGGGCGCTTGAGAGTTTCTGACAGTTTGAGCGTTTATCGTAAACCTCTCGCAAACAACCTCTGCAGCAGGGTGATCAAGTAAAGCGTCACGTAGCGGCTTGGCGTAGTCTTCCTGTTGTACTTCAATAGACCACTCTAAAACCGGCTCACCGCCGGTCTGGTGGCTAAATAGGGCTATACCAGTAGCTTTACCTGGATCAACTGCTAGAACGTGTCTAATCATTAGTATTTTGCTCCCCAGTGCTCTAGTGGACCGTCAGCATCAGCCGTGAGCTGCACTTCCCATCCTTCTGTTGTAGTCATGCATTCTTTAACTATTCTTTTAATTTCTTCTGCGTCAGCGCGAGGCGCGTTCAGCACTATTTCATCGTGTACGGGAACAATAAGTAGATGAGTTAGATCCGCTGCGTCCAACTTTACAAGGTTAGACTTAAAGACTTCTGCTGCGCCGCCTTGTATCATGTAATTCACAAGCGTATACACTCGGTCCTCGTCGCAGGGTAGTCGTCTACCAGTCCAAGTTTTTGCGTAACCCTGACCTTCGGAATGTAGTCGCCGCAGTCCGACAGCTTCAACTTTTTTCTGAAATAGGGTCATGCCCGGAAAGCGTCTATCAAAAGCGTTAGAGACAGTTCGCATTTGCTCTTCTGGCACGCCTGCGGTTAGAGCTTGTTTAGATATTCCGGCACCGTATAGACGTCCATAAATAACACCCTTGATTAGATTGCGTCGCTTGTCAGATTTTTGCATAGACGGGTCTTGGTAAATCTCTCGACCAATCTCAGTAAACGGATCAGACCCCGTAGCATCAGCGTTTCTGAAGAGGCTAATAAGATTTTCATCCTCGGAAAGAGATGCAAACATACGAAACTCGACTTGGTCAAGGTCCGAAGTGATAATTACGTGGTCGTCATCTTTGGGTAAGAATGCACGCCGAACAACGTCATCACCCTTGGGCAAAGTCTGCAGGGCCGGATTATTGATAGACATTCGACCAGTACGGGCGCCCATTGTCTTAATAGACGGGTGAACAAAGCCGTCTACATTGTCGTTTATAAAGTTTAAGAAGTAGGTACCAGCAATTTTGTCAGCTTTTCGCTGTTTTAACATAACATCAGCAAGGTTCTTAACTTCATCAGTTCCATTTATAGTAAAATACTTAAGTTGATCTTTAGATAAAGAAGCTTGACCGCTAGGGGTTCTTTCATTAATCTCTGCACCCATTCGATCCTGAAACAGCCGTGCCATCTGAGCATTGCTAGTGACAGAGGAGCCATAAGTGTCCTTAACCCAGTCCTTCACTGTTTCCGTATACGTGACAAGTTCATCATATTTCTTCTGAGAATAGTCAAGATCAACCCTGGCGCCGTTGAGCTCCATAGTGGTAACTATTCGTCTTGTATTCATCTCTAATTCGTAGGCATAGTGAAAAGCAGTTCCAGGCTTCACCTGCGGCCAGAACTCTGCGAACAATCTCATAGTCAGGATAGGGTCCATTGCTCCATAAGCCCAATATGGCTCGTATTCTATAGGAACAGTTCCCCAGGTCCAGCCGTTTTTGGCTAATCCGGCAGCAAGCTCATCTTGCAAGTAAGCGGCAAAAGGATCAATGTATCGAGCGGTTAAGGTTTTTAGTGCACCGGAGCCCAGAGGGTCCAACAATTGAGCCATAATCATGGTGTCGTGGGCCCGATGCCATGGAATCTTCCACTTAGAGTGAAGTTCAAAGAATTTTGCTTCAAAAGCAACATTGTGACAGACTATTAGGCCTTCGTATCTGGCCATTCCCTGATAGAAAGCGCCACGCCACTCATCCCAGGGTATTGACCAACCAATATCTGAATCGCCCACCTGAACAAGCCGTAATCTACCCTTCCAGGGAGATAGTGCATCGTTTCGATCCCTACCTGGTAGTTCACCAGTTTCGGTATCTATTGAAATAGCGTCGTAAGGTCGTTTTTGACCTAGCCAGGATA